CTTTTCCCTGGGCGTCGGACGTGCCGGCGTTCAGGATTTCGGTGAACTTCACGAAGGCTTCCTTGATGTACTTGCAGGACACCAGAAGAACCGCGCCGATGATCACCAGGTCAGCGAAAAGGTCGGTGTACTCCTGGGGGATCGCCCAGCCGACTTCGTTCGCAAACAGGGGAAGTGTGGTCAAGGCCACACACAACAGGGTCAGGCCGATCACGAAGGTCGCGATCTTGTAGGCGCTGTTGATCAACTTTTCGCGGTCGAATGGCTCGTGAAGAAGTTTGATGTTGTACCACAGGGAGAAGGTGACGTTCGCCAGGTATGCAGACAGGAAGATCAGCATAGACCAGCCGATACTCACCAGATTTTCGACGATACTGTTAAACATAGGGGTCATACCTCCTTTGTGTCGTTGTAGATTTCCGGACCATACTTCTTCCGAAGTTTGATCCGGTTTTCCGCCTTGGCTTTCGAATAATAAAAGCCGGTGGCGGCCGCAGTTTCAGCGAAGACAGCGGGGATCAGATAGGCAAGGGGCGACGTGTCGCCAGTCCTCCACACCATGATCAAGGTGAAGGCGGTCACGACGATCGTGACCGCCCCCACGGTGGAAATGATGGTTTTGGAAAACTCCCGCTTTTTCGCGCGCCTTCCGCCTGTCATGCCCTGTTCTCCAGGTTTTCCAAATCTTCGATCCTGTGGTTCGCGACCTTGATTTTTTCTTCAAGGACGGCCTGGGCTTCTTCCAGACCGTAGGTTCGTTCGACCACAGAATTATGTTTGTCGACCTTCTTTTCCAGTTCTTCCAGGCGGTAGGCGATCAGGGCGGAACTTCGCTTATTTGCAAAATAAGAACCGCCCAGAGTCCCCAAAAGGGACAGGACGGCTATAATAATTCCTTCCATTTCATTTTCTCCCTTCGAAGAATAAGGGCGTCCCCGGTTGTGGGGACGCCCGTTCTTCCTGGTTACTGGGCGTCAATATAGCCCATTTCTACCAGGTACGCCTTCACGCGCTCACGAAGACCGCGCGGGACGTCGTCGATCGTGATCTTTTCAAGGATCACTTCGCCAGCATACAGACGAACCAACATTTGAAGCACCTCCTTCCCAAACAGGATTTTCACAAGGAATATAAAAACGGCGGACCACATTAGGCCACCCCGTTTTCCGTGGTATTCTCCGCCTTGATAGCGGATTCGACTTTCTCGCGAAGTCTGGCGGGAACTTCGTCGATCTTCATGTTCCCGGAAGACACTTCGCGGACGTACAATTCTACAAGTGCGCTCATTTTTGACCTTCTTTCTTTACGCGAACACGACGTCGCAGATTTCCATAATGCACCCTTTCAGAAGTTCATTTTCGGATTGCAGTTGTTCAATGGTCTGTTCCGACTCCGTTTTCGGGTTCATTGGTACGAAGTCACATTCTTTCGGATCAAACATAGTTCTCCCTCCTTTATGCGAAACGGACCGTCGCCTGGATCACTTCGATCTGCTGGGTCCCCTTCGTCAGATAGAAGCGATAGGCCAGGCCGAAGCCCTTTGCGACGGTGGTATTCTTGAACGTGTGGACGAACTTCCCGACCTTGCTTGTGACGTCCTCCCAGACAGGGGCCGTGTCGAACGGGTTGTTCGTGACCTCGACGTGAAGGGTCGCGTCGGCCGGGTGGTCGGCGGGGTACAAGGACAGGAAGACCTTCGTCACCTTCGCGTCGGTGGAGATCGCGCGGGACGCGGCGATCCTGTTGACGGTTCGGGTGAAGGTGATCTGGCGGGTCGCGCTTCCGCCGGCTCCGTCAGTGACATAGATTTTCAGAACGTGGGTCCCGGTCAAAAGGCGAAGCCACACGCCGGACAGGTCCGCCGTGTTCTGGTGACCGCTGGTCGCCGTATAGGTCCGAAGGGTGATGGTTTCCGACCCGTTGGTCACGGTTTCCGTAACGGTCAACGTCTGGGACGCCGCTTCGCCGTCGGTGACGGTGTACTGGTGGGAGAACGGGGCCGTCTTCGCGCCGACATTCTGGTCGCTTCCGCTGATCACGGGGTTCGTGTTGTAGGAAATGGCCTGGGCGTTTCCGGTCCTGTATGCAGATTCAGCGCCGTTCGCGTCGACCGCCTTCACGCGGACCTGATAGTTTGTCCCACTCGACGGGACCGTGTCTGTGATGGATTTCGCCGACGTGATCCCGATCTGGGTGTAGGCTCCGGAATCGACCCGGCGTTCCCAGACATAACTGATCGCGTTCCCCTCCGGATCGGTGGACCCGCCGGTGGAGATCGTCAACTTCTGGCCGGCGCGCGGGGTCCCGTGGGAGATGGACGACGGGGTGGTGGGTGGCTGGTTCCATTGAAGGATATAAGCCCCGTCTGTATCCGTTGTATCAGATACCAGAGTGTCAGGGGCCAAAAATAAAGCCGGGCGAACGCCGCTGCTGCCGTCGTACGCACGGTCGTTGCCCAAACCGCCGTCGGAATCGACAAGCCGCACGCTGTCCGCGCCGCCGGCGTTCGGGGTCAGAAGCCACCACCACCAGGGGGACGAAGCGTTCAGGTTGGAACTGGTATATTCGGACTTGCTGACCGCTTCCGCCGTCGGGTATGCAAGGTGGCTGTTGTTGTCGGTAAACAGGGGCCACTTCGTTCCCTCTGCGATTCCGTTTTCGTTGCCCAGGCCGACTTCGGTCATAGTCAGAAGACGGACCTTCCGCGTGATCCGCTCCGAACCGCCGCCGTCGGTGACGGTGTTTTTCGCGACGGTGATCGTGTCATTCAGAAGGGCGTTCCGGAAGTCGGCTTCGAAGAAGGACAGGAAGCCGGCTTCGGCCTGGTATTCGTTGTAGTTGGACCAGACGTTCGCGTTATCAGGCGGGGCGTCCTGTCCGTGCTGGGCGCTGTACCAGCCGCCAGGGCCGGCGGCACTGTTCAGCCATTGAAGAAGGTTCGCCACGGCGGCGCGGTTGTTGCCGTAGTTTCTGCGGTCGTTGTTGCTGTTGTTCGGCTCTTTCGCGTCGAAGCATTTCAGGGAAATAATTCGCTCCGTCACCAGGCCCACGCGGTCGGAAGACTGGCGGCCGACTTTGAAGCGGATCACAGCGCCGTTATACTTCGTGTTGACCGATTTCACCACCGCGCCGACGGGCAACGTCGACAATTTTTTCGACATGGTATTCCTCCAT